CCCTGTCGTCTAACTGAGCAAGATACCTTTGGTAAGGTGCAAAGCTCTTCTCCCTTGGGTCGTCTGGAAATCCTAATACCTTCGTGTTGTTTACCGTCTTGGCGACCTTCAATATTGTTGAATAGCTGCCTCCCTGATTCACTACGGAGTTAAACTTAAACGCTGAGAGCGTCAATCCAAACACCTCTTCGGGATCAAAACCGTCTATCTCTAAATTGTTGTTAAGTAATAATCTCATTGATTCAATGCGTTTATTTCTTCACCCCTTACCAAAGTAATTTGAAAAGGATTGTCAAGCCCCTCGTAAGGAATCCTCTTTTGCTCAAATCCTCCGCCATTCACAAACACCCGTTTCGATGTGTCAACATCTACTTGCCTAGCACCTCCAGCAAATTCAAAGTCTGCAATGAAAATTTGAGTAGAATACTTAATCGTGTTTAAAAGCTCTCGGATAGTTTCGCTTTCGGGTTGGGCATACAAAGTTAGACCCTCGTAAATGCGATCATATCCCACCGCTAAGTTTTGCCCGCTGTTGTTCTTGGTAAGCGTGGAATCATTCCCGTCTACAAAGTGGACCTGGTTCTTGTTAAATGCGTAAGTGTACCATTTGCCATTCGGTAACCACCAAACTAAGATAACATCATTCGTGCAGGTCTGTCTGCTCTCTAATGATTGCACCATTGTGAAAACTACTATCCATTGATCGCCTGTTGAGGTGTTGCGAATAGTGTAAGTGCCGTTCAGATTGTCTGCGGTTATGGTATTTGGAACATTAAAGCCGTCCGTGTTAGTTCCCGTTTCGCGATACGTTACGCCCGTTACAGGGATATCACCAGCGCTACCTGAGTTCCATGTCAAGTCCTCAATCGATTGCAGCCCTATGTCAAAAACGTAGTTGTACTCTTTCCCTGTCAATCTAACTTCCGTGCGTGTCGCTCCTTCCACCAATGTCACAGTAGAAGACTTGTTCTCTTCAATCTTCACGATGAATTTGTCCGTAACGAATGAGGACATTAGGCTTCTTAAATTAGTGTAGTTAATCAATAAAGGATCGCCCGAAATACTAGCCTTCTTCAAGATAATAACGTGTGCCGCGTTGTAGCCAATCGAATCTGCATAGACGCTCAAAGATACCTGATGCTGGTAATCGCTCGCAGTCGTCACCGCCATAGCCCCAAAGTTCAATCGAGTCCTACCCGCCCTTGTCGCATTGATGGAATAGATACCCGTTTTATCTGGCCTAACTTCTAATGTTTGAGTAGAACGTACAGGCTGTGCCGTCTGGCTTGCTATACCCGTTCTAATTGTAAACGCTGTAGGTATCATTCTCCGCATCACTCCGCTGCTACCATAATTCACGTAAGCAGAAAAAACAACGATTGCATTTGTATCTATTGATGTGACCAGAACAACCGCGCTTTCTACATTGTCCGCAGTCTCCAAAGGTGAGTAGTAAACGTATTCTCCAACAGATACAACCGCCCCAATGCCGCCTATATTTAGTTGTAAGTCGTCTGAGCTATCACTTACGCTGGTGACCGCGTACTCATCTTTAAACTCAAAAATACCCGCGCCATCTGAATAAAGATTGTCGGGTGTTGTCGGTACTGCGATTAGTGCTATTGCCATATTAAATCAATTGTAGTTCTCTTCTCAGTGTCATTGCCAGCTCGTCGCGCATTGGTTCTAAAATGTTCTTTCGGTAGTACTCAGGGTCTTTTGTCACACTTGAAAGGATGCCTGTTCCCTTTCCATTCTTGGTGTATTCACGCCAAACCATTGAGCCTTCCCTTCCGATCTTTCGAGCGATCAAATAAGCTAGGCTGTCTTGTGAAATATCGGGTGGGTTTATTCCTCTGAATTGTAACCATGAGAGAATTGGATCGGTTGGCGGTGGCGCTCCTGGCTTTCTTCCAGTCTCCAAAGTTAAGATGTGATTCCAACCGACCATTGTCGAATAGATTATCATATGACCTCCCTCCCATTTGTAGCGCAAAGAATTTAACGCCTGTTCCGTGTTGTTCATTGGCCCGTAAGAGGTCGGCGCCATTGTTCGGATGTTCTCCTGCAAATCTGCGATAACCTTTAGGGCTATGTTCCTTACCACTAATTGAAGTGAAAAGTTCATTTCGCTCATGTGGGTAGGCTCCCTTGCCAGTCAATAGGGTTGATGTCGCGCCCTATTGCCTTCATGTAAGTAGCCATATCTGGGTAGCTGAAATTACCACAACCAGAAACGGTAACGGATAATTGAATGCCTATTCCCGATGCAGTCATAGACCACTTTTTGTAATATGGAATCTTTGTAATAGCCGTGATCTGGATGTACTCAGGAATTCCAGCCGTCACTAACTTGTCTATCAAAGCATCTGCGAACACCTCGCAAGTGGTCAATAGGTTCATTTGCTGGACTGAGTTTGAATCAAATTGATCCTTCATTCCAATGTCGATTATGACACTCGCCGTCTCAGAGTTTGCATCTGGATTGGCGCGGCTGATCTGGTAGCCTTGGTTTAACCCTATGATTAAGTCGGAAGTACTGCCTATGCTTTCTTGGCTCATCTCGTCCCAAGTAGCAGACAAATACAAAACGGACGGGAAAAGAGATTCACTTACCCCTCGTACCCATCCGTTAATTTTTGCGTATGAACTCATACGACAAATTTAATTAAAATTTATGGCATCGTAATCAGTTACTTTTATCACCTTATTCATGTCGTCATTGTCCACCTCTATCTTCATTGATAGCCTGCCCGTTAACTTAGGGTTGTGACGTTCTCCGTATAGCTGCCGCCCTTGCGCGTTGGCGTGTGCAAAGGATATCGCCTCAATCTCTGTTGAGTTGTTGCTGAGGTCGGAGACGGTGTACATCATTTCAAACTATTAATAACTCTAATTACAGAACTTAAATTAGTTTGTCGACCTTCCTCTCGCCCCTTATTGTAAAATTCTGCATTTGCTTTGTCCATGTCTAATTGGCGTTCCTCTCGCTCTTCCTTTCGCCCCTCCTCCTTTGCGGCGGCTAGAGCTGCGTTGATCTCTAGCACCTTTGGTTGGATGTCAAACTCCGTACTCACTCCGTTTCTCCACCCCTTATTGTAATACTCGTCCTTTAGCTTGTCCACGTCTGCCTGAGTGTATATCCGACCCTGACCACCGACACTATCATTAATCGAATCTAGCACTTTGTTCGGGTACTTGTCCTCTTCCTTCGTACTGAAAGGAAGCCTTACTAATACTGGATTGTAGAAAGGGCTGCCATTAAAGTTCTTGGATAGCCAACACGCTCCTTGGGAAGACCACTTAACGACATTTGCATCTTTATTATCTACATCAGTTTCTTCGTAAACGTAACCATTCAAGGCTAAATGTGCTAGTATTTGTTTGCTGTGGGCTTCCCTATTGTCCGTGTCTACCTCCGCACACTCGTTTCTAAATTCTCTCATTTCAAATTGTTTTCAAAGGTTCGTTTTTCATTCTGATACAGCCACTCAGTAAGCACCCATACACAGCTCTCTTCCTCTATCTCTCTAGGTAGTTTGCCATACTTCGCCGCGACTGATTCCAATATGCCATACGTTCCAAACGCTTGAAGGCGCTCTATTCCCGCCGCCCTTTCTTCTGGAGTTGGTTCGCTTGAATCAAACAAAGAAGTGTCCTTCCATTCCTCGACAAAGTTCTGTAAGGCGATCATTGCCCGTACACCATCATTCAGGCTCTCACTGTTTAGGATGTAGGCAATTCGCCCAAAGGTCAAGGGCAGCGCGTTTGAGTGCTTTCCAACTGCCTTGCGTATTAGTTCAAATTGTCGGTAGCTCCATTCGCTTATTTCCATTGGCTTACCTTCTGCGTCTGGGCTTTCCTCTACGAATGAACATAGCTCGTAAAGGGCTAGTGCCATGTCTGGGATCACTTTGATATCGGGCATATTTGGGATGCTGAGGATGCGCACCACATCGAAAGGTGTCTTCGTGTTGAATAGTCTTAGTGCCTCGCTAAAGTTTACCTCGCTCCATCGCTGCTTGATCATGAACGGGAAACCGCCTACTTCTACTTTTATCATCGTTAGTTTGTTTATGCAATGTACAAATAAATTCTAAAGGCTGTTACTCTTATGCCGCCGCCCTTTCCCGTTTGCCCTGCTGCTTGTATTGTCCACTAGCATCAAACGGCTTAAACCCCAGACTAAAGCATCCATCCTATCAGGGCTGGTATGGTTGTCATCTGGATTCCAAGTCACCATTTGACTCTCTAGCTTACCGAAGTAGCCTAGATGAGACACGCGCCCCATTTGGTAGAGAGCATAAACAGGTTCGGCTCGCACAAACTTACCTTTCGTTGCGTGGACCTTGTGAACGTGAATCAATGGGTCCACAACCTTAATAGTATTCTCTACCATGTCACCGCCCTGGTTCACCTCAGCAACTATTTCTTTTGCATTCCACTTCTTGTAAAGTTGAACCGCTTTCGTCGCCCATTCGTTAGGTGAGTAGGTTCCAGAACCATCCTCCAGGACATAGCCTCTATTATCAATGCTTAAGCCAACAACTATAATTCCTGTCTCATCACTTCCCGCCTTAGCTGTAATGGCTGGGTCGACCGCTACAATCACCCGCTTTAGTATTGGCGCTTCTGTTACCCTAAACTTGTCGATCAAATCCATATTCCAAAGTAGCCCCTCGCTGCTCTCTAGCCAGTGGCCTAGAAATACGTGCCTGTACTTTTGGTAGTTGGTCAGTCGCGCTTGTTCGGCATCTCTTAAAAACTTCTCGGATAGATTCTCCTTATTGTCGGGGTAGTTCTGGTGTATGTACGTGACGTTTCCAATCGTGCCGTTAAACTCGTTCGGCAAGTTGTGAGGTTCAAACCACCGCTTGTAAAACCAACGGCTCTTAAAGGAAGGATTGAGAATAAGAATGATTCTGTTCTTTGCATTCTTGCTCCTTACGGTATTGTTGATCGTGTCGAAAGTGGTTTCGTCTGGGTCTTCTTCAAACTCATCGTATATCCAAGTTGTTAAATCTGGTATCCCCTTTAGCCGCGCCGTCTGGTTGCCGCTCTGGGTTTTGATACCTGAGAATATAATCTCAGTGCCTATCTTGGTATTTGTAATGTCATTGTCTACCGTAGTGAACGCGCCCTCTATTCCGTGGCGTTCCATCATCAGCGTGTACTCAGGAATGATAGACTTCTTTGCCGAGTTCATCGAGTACCTGGTAGCAAGTATCTTTTGCCCCTTCTCATAACTTAGGCGCAATCCCGCGTCTGTCACCGCGAATGTTTTACCTCCCCCTCGTCCCCCTGTCAGTATGAATATATCCGAGTCCGAAGAATAGAGAGGCTTAAACCGTTCATTTATTTGTATCGCCATCAGCATCTTTTACCCAATGAATCGCGGGTATGCTTTGAATCTTCTCGCCTTCGCTGGTAACGTCTACCTTGTCGCCATACTTCTTAGGGTTCATTTTAGACAGCATCCATTTTAAGGTGTTTACTTGTAGCGTATTTCGCTGGATAACATTGTGATTAATTACCTTCTCGCCGTTGGGCCCTGTGCTTACATCGTCCTCCTGACAAAAGGCAACCTCTATTATTTTATCAGCATAGACCATCACCCTTTCGGCACACGCCCGCGCATAGTGTTCATTCAATGTTGGCGACTCTTTCTCTGCTAGGAAGTTTGAAAAGCTACCCGCTGATTTAAAGCCTTCTTTAATGGACGCTTCTCTAAGAGAAAGCCCGCCTTCGATGTGTTCGCAGATGGTATTGAATTGCTCTATTGTCATTTGGTAAAGTTAGGGATTATCCTTTGTCCTTGTCAGAGGTGCTGATAAGCTTGTAAAGAATGTAAAGGTCTGAGATGGATTGCGTTTGGAGTTTGTCCTCATTCCACTCCCAGCAATCGAGACTTAAACTGATTCCAAAACCTAAATTTATAAGATCTTGCTTCAATCCCTCTGGAGGGTGCGTACCTCTTACCATTCTTTCTACGTCGGTTCGGTTCGCTGTTATTGTGATCGTCTCGCTCATGCATCTAAGTCGTTAAGGAATTTGCGCACATCCTCTATCCAAATTATATTATTTGAAAAATGATTTACTGCTGAAAAAACCTGCCTAATCGTAAACTCCTTTTCTTCTGGCTCCACCTCTTCCACTTCCTCGATCTCTGTGAGTGTGTAGCGCACTTTGCCATCTACGGTTAGTATGTTGTCTGTAAGCGTTAAACGTTCGGGAGTGGGTATGTAGGGGAGCTTCCGTTCTTCGCCGTCGGCAACTGACAATAATCCTTGGTAATGAGCAAACTCACCATCTCGAAAGCAACGTATATGGCTTGCGTCATTAGAGAATGTAGGTCTCCAATAATCCTTTTTGCCTTCCGACTTAAGAACCTTAACTACTTGTTCGTAGTGAGCATCTTTGTTGTCGAGGTCGAGCATTATGTACTCGTCTTTAAACTGCTTTACCTCTGGTACAAAAGGTATATGGCGCTCTGGGTCGTATGTCGTTCTCTCTTCGCCTGATAGCCAATACGTTCCTTCTTTGTACAATTCCACTCGTAAAGCGTCTTGTATAGGTAAAGGGTCGATATTATAAAAAGTTAGACCCTCAGCTTCTATGATCTTAACGATTTGCTGGTAGTGTGCTTCCTTATTGTCTTGATCTAGGACAACGTGCTCATTCTTAAAGTTACTCATGGTATTGTTTGTTTACTCAAATGTACACAATTAATCCTAGCCCTCGACATTACCTCATAAAAAAAGCCACTCTGTTTTATCAGGTGGCTCTCTTAAAATTTGATTTGAACCCGTTACGCGCTTGAATGCAATGTCTAGTGGCAAGTTAGCGGGCAGGATGTTCAAAGAGGAATTGAATTACTTCATGAGCGTTTTATTTTTGGTGGTTAAATTGTGTTGTAAAGGGAGATAGTGACAGCCATCTCCCTTAGCTAATTAAATATTACTAAACAAAAAAACAAAAATATGACTGCTAATATACGGAAATTATCGAGGCTCTACTTTATTAATCTGACCCATTGCAAAAATCCGCTATTTTCTTTTCAAAAAACTTGTCAGTACTATTAATAGTTATAACCGCATTGTCGCTATCCCTGCGGATGTCAATCTTAAAGTAGTCCATGTCAATCTTAAAATAGTCCATGATTCGTTTGTTTAGTGCAATATACAACTAAAAAAGAAAGTCCCGCGAAATTAATCAAACGGGACTTGTGGGGAAGCCTAAGGAGTAAACAAACAAACCAACTCCCCCAAGTGGTAAAGGTACATTATCTATCGTGCCAATCTTCTAACTGATTATTTTTTTTATTGTGCATGTACTTTCGCTTCGAGTGCCGCGCATGGTTGGCGATTATCGGCGAACCTTCCACAACAAATAAGTTCATCCCTTCGCTGTGTGCTAACTCTTGCCAGTGGATTAGAAGAGCACCCTTGCGTTGCTTCTCCTTCTCATCGTCATTGCCTATAGTGTCGTGCTTTGCTTTTGCTTTGATGGAAATTTTCACCGCCCATCTGGAAAGGTGGAAGAATGCTTTTGAAATGTTTAGTAATAGTTTTTTCATTTGGTCATTGTGAAATGGTCAGTTATTTCTTTTGAATGGTTAAAGCAGAACGCAATAAACTGAGCGTTTTCTAGAGATTCAAATTTTAAAGTCGCATCTGTTATTTGACACCCTGTTTCCGAGCTGTAAGGAACTCTCGCAATTTTATACATTCCTCCAAGCACCGTGCCTATTATATTCCATGCGCTTTTACTTTCGCTATGCTTAATTTCTACTTTGATGTTTGGGTCTTTCATTTGGTCGGTGGGTAAGGTGGTATAACTTGACAACTTGTAACAAGGCAATCTGTACCTTTCTTTAATTCTATCTTAACTCTTGCGTCTTGAACCCATAATAAAAAACCATTATCAGTAGTGCCAAATTCAATAAACTGCATTCTATCGTGCATACTGGATGCGCCCGTTCTAAATGTCGCAAAGAATGTACATCCTATAAAATGCGTGTTGTCTTGATCTTTTTTTATTTCGCTCATGGTCTGGTTTGTTTGTGGTGTAAATATAATCAAAAAGGCGCTTCATCCTCCGAAGCGGGAATCATTTTCTTTTCGCCGCCCTCCATTGGTTGCGTGTAAACGGGTTTTTTAATGTCCATCCATTGGGCGTGTCGGTAGTCCATGTAGCAAGGTATTTCAACGTTTGGCTGTCCGTGTCGCCACTTCGCAATGTCTAGTATATCGGGTTGGCTTTCGTTGTCTACATCAAAATCATAGTACGAAGGTCTAAAAGGGAATAAGATCATATCTGCTGCCTCTTCTATTTCGCCTGACTGTCTTAGGTCAGAAAGTATAGGTCGTTTGTTAGATCGCTCTTCTACGCCTCTACTGAGCTGTGAGAGTAGTATAACGGGAACGGATAATCTTTTTGCTAAGGCTTTACACCTTTTCGCTAGGTCGCCTACCATTGCCGTCATGCTTTCATGTTTACCCCTGGACCTCATCAATTGCAAGTAGTCAATGAAAATTATTTGTATTGGCTTTCCTCTAGCGGCTTGACCTAAAGAGTACACCTCAATTTCCTCGATGGTAGTGATCTGATCTTTTATAATCAAATCCCATTTCTTCATTTCCTCAAACTGCCGCTCAATTTCTCCTAGTCCGTTGGCATTGGTCTTTCCGTCTACCATTTCAGAAGTGATTGCCGTGCCGCAAGTTGCTTGTCGCTTGTAAATTTCAGGGCTGGGCATCTCTAGGGAGAAGAACGCCACCTTTTTCTTTGCTCTTATTGCTGCCATTATTCCCGTGATAACCATGTTCGTCTTTCCCATTCCTGGACGCGCCGCAATTATAAACAGCATTCCATTACGCCAGCCTTTGATGTGTTGATCCAATCCACTTACGCCGGTTGGGATTCCTACCATCTCACTCCCTCCTTTCGTAGCCGTCACCACTTGGGCCATCGCTTCGTCTATTGCTTCCTCTTTGGTTGCCTCAGCTAGATTCGCGGGTGGTTCAATGATCTTTTCTAATAAGCCTATTGACGTTTGAATCTCTACATCTATCTCTGTGAGGTCTATTGTGCTGTATGCTTTAGCTGTGATCTTTTTAAACTCCCTTCGCTTGTAGTTGTCTCTTATGATAACCGCGTGGTTAGCCAAATGAATTGCACCCTTGCCTAAGTTGCTCATGGCGATGAGTTCTCGATCAAATTTAAAACCCTTTGCAATTAGGTTGGCGCTTATGATGATTAAATCAAACGGTTCGCCCTTCATCGCTAGATTGAAAATTTCAGTGTATATGATTTTGCACTTTGAATCTTCAAACATATGAGGTTCTATAATGTCTGTTACCAGATGAACGTATTTAGGCGAGGTTATTAGGTCGCCTATTACCACCTCTTCGGGTGTGCCTTCAGTTTGCATAGTTTACTTTTGTTTTTTTAGGCATTGAATAATCTTCTTCTTTACCGGATGACTGCCCCCACTTTTTCGCGTTCCTTTTCAGCTCCTCGGCTTCGGGGACTTCGGGCAAGTTGTTTAATAAAGTCTTAAAGTTGCTTATAAATGAACCACTTTTCTTTGAGCTTTCAATGTAGTAATTGATTGATCCCTTTACTTTATCAAATCCGTGTGTATAGATTAACCTCTTTAACTTCTCTTTATCTGAGGAAGATTTGCCCGTCGGTCTATTTTTCACTTCGCATTGTGATGGGTAGAGCTTGTAAAGTTCTTCGGCTTGATTCGTTAAAATCTCTTTCTCCCTTTTTTTTCCGTCAAGAGTTTCTTCTTTCTCTTTATCCTTTATAATTACTTCTTTCTTATTAGCTTGAGGGGATGGTTCAAGGGGTACTTCAAGCACCCCTTCAAGGGTCTGAGACTTAATATATTGATTATCAATCCTTACCTTAGCCCCATTCTTACCAGACTCCTTTGACTCTATAATAAAATCCATCGTCTTTTTGTAAGTATTGAAGAATTTATTGACTATTTTTGTTTTAATCCTAATAGGATTGCCTCTGTAATAATCAAAAACACCACAAAGAAACTCATCTAAGTGCTTGCTATTCTCAAAAAACTCCTCAGCTATTTCAATGTCCTCGAATGTTATCTTAACAAACTCCTTTCTCTCTTTCATATCTTGTCTATTTAACTAAAGTCAAAAGTTGTGAACCCAAAAAATCATTGGGTAATGAATGTAACCCCATCAATTACGACATAGTCAATACTTCCTACCTTCACCTGATAGTAAATAGTTTGTTTAGGTACGCCTATTCTCTTCGCATAGTTCGGCACGGTCATTAGTTTCGTGCCGTCTATATTGTTTTCTGCTTTCTTCATTTTACTTTGGTAAAGATAATGCTTTATTCCTCAGGTTCAATCAACGTGTCAAAGTTCAATTCAGCTCCCATCTTATTAATTAATGCGATTGCGGTGGACCTGTCCAATGCCGTTGATTGAGTCTCCCCATACGCCTCAATGCTAATAAATAGATTTCCACCAGTATTCTGATAGCACTCTAAATGAACGCAATCACCAACACTGTTCTCAGCTCCTAAAAAAATCTCTTTCACTCTTGCCATAATTTCGTTCGGTTATAAGTTCCGAAAACTATTAAATGAGAAAGCCCCGTTAAGCTTTCGCGGTGCATCGCTACTAACTTAATGAGGCTTCAATAATTTTGTACTGCTCATGCACGAGCCCTGCAAAGATACTAAAATTTCATATCAATCTGCGACGTCTGAGCTTTAAATCTTTTCACCCCGTCCGCGTAATACTCAGCATCAATCTCATAGCCCGTTAAATCTCTTCCCATGTAATGACAAGCAATAGCAATAGACATACTCCCAAGATGCGTATCTAGTATCTTGTCGCCCTCTTGCGTGTAGTTGTCCAAGAGCCAACGGTATAGCTGGACTGGCTTTTGGGTTGGGTGGATTCTGTTTTGTTGCATTGCTGTTTTTCTGTAAATTTTAGCGCCTTTCTTAAAAGAAGTCCAAGCCATTTCAC